TTAGACGAGAGTGGAGAGGCCAGTGATAGATGTGGCGGATTGGAGACCGCTGGAGCCACCGCCGGAGGAGCTGGCGAAGCTTGAGCCGCTGGATTTGCCGCCGGAGCCGCTGCCTGAACCGGAGCCGCCGCCGCTTGATCCGGCTCCACTTGATCCTGCGCCACTGAGTCCACCGCCGAGGCTTGAAGCACCGGATTTGGCCATGTCGTTGTGGGTCCAGACGCCTTCGGCGAGGTAGGTGTTGGTACTGGGGATGTGGAGGGAGACGGTTCGAACTTGGGTGTCGATGCGTTTGAGAGCCGTGATGGGTTCTTCGTTGAGATCGGCGTCGATGAGGCGATCACCGATCCGGAGCAACTCGGCGGAGCAGAAACCCCATTCGTCATCACGGCGGATGAGCATGGGGTGTTCGAAGGTGAGTTTGATTCGGCGGTTGATGACATAGAAACCATTGTGTGTGCCGAGGGTGATCTGGCCGACGGATGCGGGTGTTGGTAGAGCATCTTCGAATCCGGACTCTGATCGCCAGTCGTATTGGGCTTGCCAATCGGCGTCTTGTTCTAGGCCGGGGATGGAGAGGGACATCAACAGGTCGCCTGGGGTGAGTGATTCGATCGGGGCTCGGCTGCCGTCGGCTTTGGTGACGAGGGTGCCGAAGAGGAAGCAGTTGGAACCACCACCGGAAGAGCCGCCACCCGATGAACCGCCGCCGGAACTACCTCCGCCTGACGATCCTCCACCGGATGACCCGCCACCTGAGCTGCCGCCTCCAGAACTTCCGCCACCACTTGATCCACCACCCGACGAACCGCCGCCGGAACTTTCGAGTGTGCTTTGGGTGGAACTGTTTGGCGGCGTTGAGCTGCTCTCGAGTGTGCTGTTAGCCGAGCTTCCCGGCGTGGTGCTGTTGTTGCTACTCGACGCGGGGCCGCCGCCAGTGCTCGTTGGGGGTTCGAGGGTGGAACTGAGTGATGAACTTGAAAGCGTGCTCGAGCCGCCGCCGGTTGGGGCTTGGCCGGTCGCCCAGACTGGGAGGTATAAGTAGTATTGCGATGGCGTGGGCATGGCGATCCTCAGCGGGCGTTGGTGACGGGTGTGTACCAGCCAGTGGTGTTGATGGGTTTACTGCACTCGCTGGCGGCTTGCTTGATCGCGTCTTCGTAGTTCATGCGATCAAACACGGACAAGGCGCTGTCGGGCGAGCAGTTGACGACGCGGAAGTTGTGCTGTTCGAAGTGAGGGAGCAGGGCTTCGAAGCGTCGGCTCAGTGATTCGTAGAGTGTGTTGTTGTAGCGGATGACATTGGGGGCTCGTGCTTCGTCAAAGGCGTACCGACGATCGTCGGCCATCTTGAAATCGCATCCGAGCAGGTACACGGTACGGAATCCTAGGTGGTGGAGCAATCGAAGGGCGGCGAGCATGACGCTTCGTTTGCCCTTGATGCCCAGCGAATCGGTCTGGTTGCCATCGTTTCCCCAAGGGACACTGTCGCCAGTCAAGAAGCGTTGGTGGTCAAAGTGGTTGCTTCGGCGGTAGAACAGCACGCTGGGCATCTGGCTGACATGGAAGGCACTGGGGTGCATCGAGCCGTCGGGCTTCTGGATGCGCAGCCGACGCACGCGATGACACACCGGCACGAACTTGAGGATGCCGGGGTCTTTCCAGCCGGTGTCGATGAATCGGCCGGGGTCATCGACGCAGGTCCAGAGGGTTGGGCGATGGATCGTCCATGCGTTGTTGACGCCCATGGTCATGATGCCGCGTTGGTTGAGTTTGGTGAGATCGATTTGGTTGAGCGATGGGCCTGAGAGCATGAGGAATGCGGATCGGCCGCGATAGAAGTTGGCCATCGAGATCGAATCAAAGTCCGCTGTATAGAGGCGGAGCCCGGTTCGGGCTGGCGATCGGTTCTTGAGCCCGCGTTGGAGGGCGACGATGTCGGATTGGTTTGGGCGGTTCATCATGCAAACCTCCCGGTGATGTATCGGGCATTGGTAGCATCCACGACGCCGACGCGGTTGATCTGTTCGATCCACCAGTGTTTGGATCGTACGGTCGGGTGTAGGTTCTCGCCTTGGACGGTGATTCGGCTCGGGCGAGTACTGATCGAGAAGCAAAACCACGCCTTGGGCCTTGCGATGCGTTTCATTTCGTTGAGCACTGGAATCACATCCTGAATCAGCAGGTGTTCCATCGCATCGAAACTCGTCACGACATCGGCGACATCATCGAGCAGTCCGGTTGCGTGCATGGGCATGGCGATGTCCGCTTCGGGGAAGGCGAAGTCGATGCCCAGCCCGTCGATACCGAGTCGGCGGAGGTGATGGATGAAGTTGTTTCGGCCGCAACCGAAGTCAACGACCATTCGTGGTTTCCAGCGTTGGATGATGGGGACAGCGTGCTGGCCGTGGTTGGTTGAGCCATACGACGAACCGGGGCGCGATGCCAGCTCGACATATTTATTTCGTTCGTGGGCGCGTTGTGTGTTGAGTGCGATTGTCATCCCGTACCTCCGGCTGCCAACAGGTTGAACTTGCGATCACCATCAGCCGGGTCGGCGATCTCGATGCAGCTCATCGCTTCGAAAATCCACACGGGATTGCCGAGCGAGTCGCGTTCGCTGGTGAGCTGGACGGTGACGCCTTCGGGCACCGGGGCGAGCCGGGGTTCGAGCGAACGCGCGGGTGGGCAGTTGTGCAATACGCCGGGCAGATCGCACACCGGGCCGACGCCGAGCAATCCCTCGAAGCCAGTCCCCGGCACGGAGTCGTTGCAGTGATGGGCCTCGAATCGGTTGATGGCCATGCGGGTTGGGTCGGTGCCGGATGCGAGTCCGCCAAACACCGGCACATAGCGAAGGTAAGTCACGCTTCCGGGGCTGCCGTCGAGTCGAGCCTCGGTCCATTGGTATCGCCAGCGGTTGGCTTCGGTGGGGAGGGGTTGCGATGGGCCAAGAATCGCGGTAATGCGGCCGAGCGAAGGGCGGCCGAGTTCGATCACGGCCCAGCGTTCGCCGGTGCCCGGTTCTTTCCAGAGGATCGGCGCTCCACCGATTGGGCTCGATACAAGGGCTGTCTCACCCGCGCGGAGTTCGCAGGTTGAATCGCTGGTATTGAGCACATGAACGCGGGCCGGGGTGGTGCCGCTGATGACGCACAGGCCGAGCTTGCCCGGCTGGATCGTTTGCTGGGCCACCACGAACGACAACGGCGGCGATCCCAAATCAGCGACTTTGCCCTTCAATGGCGTGCGTGATTGAAAGGTGCGTTCGTCGTCGTTGATGCCGGGTTCGATGAGCACGCCGGTGATTGCCAGTGCATGATGGGCGGGCAGTTCGATGCCTGAGTCATTGCGAACCAAGACCACACCGCGATGGTTGAGTTCGCGGCGTGCATCGGCGATGGTGTTGCGCTCGCGGGATTGATGTGCGATGGCTGTATCGACGAACGCGTTGTATGCGCCCGCTGGAATCTTGAGCGGATCGCCCGCGCGGACTTTATTGAGCGGGTTGCCGGTCATATGCCCATCGCCCCCATGTTGCCCGTGTCGTAGACCCGTTCGACATACGCCGCGATGGGGCGCTTGACGATCGCTTTGGCAGCCGTGTCCTCGGCGTCGGCGTAGCGGACCCAGAGGTATTCCCAACCCTGCTTGTTGATGCCGACGATTGGGCCGACAGCCAGCCCGGTCACATTGGGACTCACCGCGAAGCGGAAACTGATCTCCCAGTCATCTTGCGGATCGGTGCCTCGGCGCGATCCAGACGCGCCAAGGAACAACACTTCGCCCGAAGCGAAGCCCTTGAATCCTCCGTTGTTGACCTTGCCCGTCAAGCCGAAGAGCATGACCTTGTACGCCTCGGTCACTTGGGCGGCAGAGAGGTAGTGCGTCTCGGAGAACTGATAGACAGGTACGGTGATGTCCACGCCGTTGACGCTGTCGGCCGTCACCCCGATCCCGCCTTGGAAGTTGGGCGCGGTCGTGCCCGGGGCGGCGTAGGTGCCGATGGTTTGTTTTGATTGGGTGATGTGCTGCGTGCCGCCCCCGGTGTCGAAGTTGAACACACTCTCGCCGGTCTGCGGCGGAGTGGATTGCTGGTTCGGCGCATACCGCAGCGTCGCGTCCCAATGATCCGGCCCGACGGGTTCGACGGCCACCGCCTGACGCGGCAGGTTGTCATAGGTCGTCGGGCTGGCGGCTTCGACCGCAGTGCGTGCCGCGAGATCGTCTTCGGTGCCGCGCACGGTGTAACCGAGCTCGGCCGACGGGTTGTCGCCCGTGGTCGATCGGCGGCTCTCAAACTTTTCGGTGACGGTGATGGGCACGAAATCAAACTCCTATGCGAAGGTCAAGCCGCCGGTCTGGGCGGCGGTGACGAGTTGTTTGGTGTTCTTGGCGGTCTGCTCGCTGGCTTTGGCGGTGCGTTCGGCGACGGGGTCCGCCACGGCCAAACTCTGGACCGCTGCGGCGTTGAAGGTGCCGCGAACGGTCGTCTTTCCGGAGATGGTGTTGCCGAGTCCGGCGAGTTGTTTCTGGATGCGGGCGACGAGGCTGTCCGTGGAGTCCGGTGCGTTTGGATCAGTATTCTGAGCGTCCTTGCGTTCTTTGGCGGCCTTTGCGATGGCTTCATCGAGTTTCTGGCGGGCCTCATCGAGTGCCGTCTGTGTCTGCTCGATCTTGGCGTTGGTGCGGTCGTCGAGGGCCTTCTGTGCCTCGTCGAACTGCCGACCAATCTCGGCGAGTGTGGCTTCGTTTTCTCTGGCAGCCTGATCTCGCTGGCGTTGGCGTTTCTGGTCCCGTTGAGCAAGTGCCTGCTGGGCCTGCGATTCGATGTCATTGAGTCGGGATGCAAGTTGCTGGTCAATCCCCTGCTTGGCGGCCTTCACATCAAGCGACGAATCGAAGAGCCCCTGAATCTCAAGCATCCGCTTGGCCACGAACGAGATCGCGGTCTCCCAGATCTTCTTGAACCCGCTGGCGAAGTTGGTCCAGGTCTTGGAGAGGAACGAAGTGGTCTCGATCCATGCAACTTCGATGGCGTGGAAACCGATCTGGGCAGCGGCCAACGCCCCGAACCACATCTGCTGAGCGGTGCTGATGAAGAACCGCTTGGCTTCGAGCCATGCGGCGTTGATGGCCGCGACGCCCTTCTCCCACACAAGTTTGAGCGAGAGCCAGAGGATCTGGGCAGCGAGTGCGACATCGCCAGCCGCCAACGCATCAGACATCCCGCCGACGACTTTCGTCACGGTCTCCTTGAGTTTTCCGAACTGCTCACCGAGCCATGACAATGCTTCCCCACCTGCACCGCTGGAGGTCAGGATGGCAGCACCGATACCGATCACCGCGACGGCGATAAGCCCGATCGGCGAAAGCAACGCAGCAAGCACCGTACCCATGACACCGATCGCTGCGCCGACGCCTGTGATGATCGCAGCCAACGAGCCGAATACTGCACCTATGGCGACGATGGCCACGCCCGCAACGACCAAGGCAAGACCGATCCCGATCATGACGGCCGTCAGTTTGAGAATGGTCACGACGAGTTGGCGGTTCTGATTGATGAGGTTGGTGATCCAGCCGGAGATCTTGGTGATCGCGTCGGCTGCCCGACGGACTGGCTTCTGGATCGCCTCGCCGATGGCAATGGCGATACCTTCGACGGCGGAGAGCAGTTTGCGGAACGAGCCGCCGATCCCCGCGTCCATCTCCTCGGCTGTCTTGACCGCGAGCCCCGCCGAGTGCTCGATCTGGGCTTGGAGTTCATCAAAGGCTGCTGCGGATGACGCGAGCTTCAATGCCGCCGCTTGGCCGCGCCCGAACAAGGTCTCAAAGATCGACAACCGCTGGGCCGACCCGAGTCCCTTGGTCGCCTTGGACAGCTCGTTGAGGATGTCGGCCAGCGGGCGAAGGTTGCCCTGTGCATCAACTGCTTCAACGCCAAACTTGCGGAGCTCGGCCTGCTTGGATTCGTTGGAGAGGTTTTTGTAGGCACGGGCCAATGCGTTGCCCGCGAGCGATCCCTTGATGCCGTTGTTGGCCAGCACCGCGATCGCAGCCGCCGTCTCCTCGATGCTCGCGCCCGCTTCGTTGGCGATCGGGGCGACGGGTTTCATGGCCTCGAATAAGTCCTCGAGTGTTTGGGCGCTGCCATTGGCTGTGGCCGTGAGCACATCCGTGACGCGGGCCATCTGATCGACGGGCAATGCGAACCCACGCAAGGCGGCCCCGGCGATTTCGGTGGCTCGCGGGAGTTCGGTGCTTGTCGCGCGGGCCAGCGCCAGCACCGCCTCGGTGCTCGACAGGATCGCTTCGGGCTTGAATCCGGCACGACCGAGTTCGGTCATGGCTTCTGCGACCTGACCTGCGGTGAACGAGGTCGTCCGACCGAGCCGTTTGGCTTCCTCACGCAATGACTGGAACTGCGCCTCGGTCGCGCTCGTGACCGCTCGCACCGCACGCATCTTGTCGTCGAACCCCGCGAACACCCGCGTTGAGATCGCAAAGCCCGCCGCCAGCCCGGTTCCGATGCCTGTCAATCGTGCACCAATCCGCTGTACCGACGAGCCGAACGCCTTGAGCCGTTTCTTGGAACGGTTAAGACCCCGCACCAGCTTGTTGTCGTTGGCGTAGAGCTCGATGTAAGCCGCCCCTGCTCGGATGCCGCGTGCGGATGCCATGCGTTGCTCCGATCAGGTGTTGATGGTGCCTGGAGTAGGTGGAGCGATCCGCCCTTCCTTCATCCCCTTGTTGAACGACGATTCCTTTTCCTTGCGAAGCCGTCCGGTGCCGAGGAAGAGTCCGACGAGCCCGGTCATGGCGGGGAGTGCGGGCCCCAGCATGGGGATGCCTGCGACGGTTGGGCCGAGTTGATCGAGGGCCGAGAGTGTCAGTTGGCTGAAGATGCCACGAATCTCACTGGCCCGTTCGATGTTGGACTTCCACTGCGATCCGGTGCGCTGCGTTTCCTCGAACCACGCCCGATACTCGGCCTCGGCTTCGTTGAGCGAGGTCGTCGCGGAGAGCCCGGTTGATTGCTGCACGCGGTTGGGCGTCTTGACGCGGACGATGTCGCCGAGATCAAACCCGGAGCATGCTCCGAGCGAGAGGGTGATCATGATGAGTGCGAAGCCGTAGGCGTAGTGTCGGTGTTGCATGGGTGCGCCTCCTTGCGCGTGGTGTTTTGGGGGGTTGGTGGGTATGAATGTTTGCCGTCGATGAAGATGTCCTTGAGGATGCTCACATCGACCTTCTGCTTTGGTGCTTGCGTCTGACTGAATGGGTCGAAGTCGGTCGGCCGGAACGCCCGATGCTTCTTCGCGTCGCGGTTGGCGTTGGCGAACAGAGCCATGAGCGAGCTGGTGCGAGCCCATTCGTCGCGCTGCTTGGTCTCAGCCATCATGACCAGTTCACGCAGGGTCAGGGCGGCGGGATCGACGCCGACGACACCGGCGAGTTGCCAGATGAACTGCCAGCATGATCGTGCAGGGCTTCCTCCGCGATCCGATCCAGTTCGCCGCTCTCGATCTTCTGCTCGATCAGATCCCTCGCCTTGTCCATCACCCGCTGGGTCGTGTCTAGGACTCGTTTCAGATTCGCCCGGTCCCTCGGGCTCGGGGAAAAAGACACGAGTTCTTCGAGCAAAGCTGTCGTGGCGTGTTCGATCGCATCGCCCGCCATCGCTCGGCCGAAGTCTTCATCGCTGATGCCTTGGGCATCGGCTTCGGGTTTGCACACGGCGTAGACGATATCGCAAAGCAGCACCGGGTCGGTGATGAGTTGGTCGATGAGCTTGCCGCCGACGACTTCGAGGAGATCGACATCGAGCAAGCCGCGGACGCGTTTGATGGCATCAACGGTGATGCTCACGGTCCAGGTGCGTCCGGCGTTGTCTTGGAAAGTCTTCATTCAATACTCCTATCAGATTCGGTTTAGATCCATGCCGGCGCGGTGCCGTCGTAGGTGACCTTGGCGGTGATCGACACCGTGAGTGCTTCTTCGAGCTGTTCGCTTCGGCTGAAGTTTGTGATCGAGAAATCAGCCTCGAGCCCTTCGCCTGCAGGGCCGTCGAGGACTTGCAAACCGATCACGGCGTTGTTGAAGAATGCGTCCTTGATGGCCGTGAACCCCGCGTCGGCGGTGTCCCACACCATCTCGAACTCGACGCTCGCTTCTTTGAGCGTGCCGACGGTTGCCCGCCAGCCCGCGTTGGCGCGAGTGGTGATGTCGGCCTCGCCGGTTTCGAGCGAGAGCGTCACATCCTTGACATTGGCGAGTTCGGTCCATGCACCGGCTCCGCCAACGCCTCCGGATTTGAAGTTGAGCACGGCGTCCATGCCGAGTTTGATGGCCATGATGATCTCCTATCTGATCGAACCGGCCCAGTGCTTGGGCAGTCGATCTTTGGTCTTGGTGAGTGCCGGTCCCATGAACGGCCGATTTGGGTATCGCTGTTTGCGGTAGCGGCCGCCAAACTCGTGAGCCCGTCCTGACTGGCCGACGATGCGATAGTCCGGCCCGACGACAACGCGTTGCCGATTCTTCTCGACTGCAAACCGGATTGAACTTCGCAGTTGCCCGCGCCGGGTCTTGGGAGGCTTGCCCGGTTCGGCGGGATTGGCACTCTTGCGGATACTGCGTTTGGCCGTAAGCCGAATCGACGCGCCAGCGTGCCCGAGGTTCTCAATATTCGCCCGGCGTGCCTTGCGGAGCACTTTGGGGATATCCGAGCGGGTCTTGACTTGGAATCCAATGGCAGCACTCATCGCAGCACCCGGAATGTCAGTGTGATGATGCTGGTGAATACACGCTTTTCGGTCAGGTGTTCGGGTGCGAATATTGGTTCGGTGGCTACCTTGAGCACCGGGATGCTGCCAATGCCCGTGATCTGCACGCGGCTGAGCCGGAAGTGATCGGCGATCTCCTCGGCCAGCGTCATGAGACCGTCCGCCTCAGTGTCGTCAGCTACCTTCTGTTGCACACCGATGTCGATTGCGTAGTCGTGCTGGTTCTGGTTCCGGCTCGAAGCCAGGACCTCGATGCCTTTGGGCACAACGGATACATGAAGGTCTGACATCTCGGGTAGATCAAACACGGGCTGGTAGTGCCGCTCGGATGTGAGTGTCTGGCTCAAACTTGCCGCATTGAGTGATTCGACAACGGCGTCGGCGATGGCGAGGAGTGTGCTCATGGCTCACCTCCGGCAACATGAGGGCGACCGTTGAATCGGCCTTCGAGATACGACACCCTGCGTTCGATCGAAATCAGATCGCCACGCATACTGCGGATTTCAATGGTGAGGCCGTCAAGCTGACGAACGACCTGATCGAGCTTAGTGGTCACCACGCCCCATTGAACGGTGAGTGCGAGGACGCCGATCAAGGCGGTCAAACCGATCCCGGCCCAGCGAACCCGTCCATTATTTGATTGGTGTTGTGTGCTGATCTGGCTCATGGCTGCGGCTCCGTGGCGATGTGTTTGGTGTGGATGCGGAGTGCTTTGCGGTACGGGTCGCTGTAACGGAAGACGGGTTCGTCGCCGGGGGAGAGCACCTCGTAGACGAAGGTAGTCGTACCATCGGACTCGCGGATCTGATCACCCCGTTTGGGCAGCGTCACCTGTCCGTCGAGCACGAGGTCAGCCGCGCGGATCAGATAGTCCCGGCTCTCGGTTTTGGTGACGATGCCGAAATCGTCCGCCTGCTCGAAGACGGTCCGCCCGATCGTGGCCTGCACCTCAACCGTGCTCGCCCCACGCACATACGACACAGACCGTGTCATGTGCTGGTGTCGCTGGTCGTTGAGCCAGCTTGCGCCTTGTTCGAGCATGTCCGCCATAACGATCTCTTCCTATTGGCTCATCCGAACGCGGACAACAGCGTCGTTATCGCCAGCCGCCGCGATGGTTCGCCCGATGCGTTTGTTCGCACCGGTCGCGCTGTCCGCTGTCGCTTCGTTCGCTGCGTCGTCCCAGTACACATCGAGGCCCTCGGCGATTGCGGTGCTCGCACCGGTCGCTTTAGGGAAGTCGAAGACCCCGGTGACGGCCAATGCGCCCAGCGCGTTCGCTTTGATGTCGATCTTGGCGACCCCGACGAGTTCGCCTTGGACGACGACTTGGCCCGCCGCGACATCCGCCGCCGGGGTGTAATCGATCGAGTTGACTTCATGGATGTATGTTGCTGTCATTGCTGTGTTCTCCTCATCGATGAGCTGGTGGCTATCGATCTGGTTGTCTTTGGGAAACTGGGACATTGGTCATTCCTGCTTGGGTTCATGGCTTACGCCTCGCCCTTGCTCTTGACGGCTGCGCGGTGATCTTGCATGGCCACGCCGAAGTCGAAGTAGCCACGCCACTGCATGCCCAGCGTGTTGAAATCGGTCTCGCCGGATTCGATCGTGGGCGTGCGCTTGCCGCGCAGATACGCGATCTCGATGGCCGCGACATCCGCCGGGTTGGCCAGCAGATACCACGCCTTGGCGCTGCCGCCGGTGATGCCCTGGGCATTGAGGTACGGCGAGGCGACCGGATTCCACTTGCCCGCGTGCGGGTTGACCGCGGGCTTGGGCTTGTTGGTGTCGGTGACCTCGTTGACCCGCGTCTCGGTCATCAGCACCTGAGCCGAGACCTTGAGCGACGACGGCACCAGCAACACCGATGGCGAGAGCAAGACGGGCTTGCCTTCCGAATCGGTCTGGTCAAGAAAAACCTGCTCGGCTTTGGTCAGCGCGTCAATCGACAACGCGGTGTCCGCGCCGACGAGGAAGTTCTTGTTGGCCGCGTCGAAGAAGTTCGACGGGTTGGAGAGGAGCAGCTCGAAGACGGCTTCTTCGCGTTTGAGCGCGGACATCCGCCCGATCAAACGAGGAATCTGCAAGAATGCACCCAGATCGTCGTTGATCATCATCTGCCGAGTGAGCGAGATCATCCGCCCGAAGGTTTCGACCTTGTTCTTGAATGCCTGCTCGCTCAATCCCGCGTGCTTGAGTTCGCCGTCTGGGCCGACCTTTTCAAAGACGCCGTTGCCGGTGAGCCGGTAGCGGGTCACTTCCTTGAAGTCGTTCACATCCGTCTCGGCGCTGAACTGGGACACCACACTTTCGACGGCGTTGTAGGCTGCCAGCATGGTCTTGTTGGCGACATTGGACAGGATACCTGAGAGCGAAACTGTGCTGAATCCGCTGCCACCACTCCCACCTGCCGCCTGGATCAATCGACCGTTGGCCGCGAAGGCCGCTCGGATCGTCTCGTTGTCGATGCGTCCCGGCCGGACATAGTCCCCGGAAGCATGGATGGTTTCGTAAATCAGCGTGTGGAGCCCGGCCCCTTGCAGATCGCGGGCGACCGCTGCGTTCATGGTCTTCTCGTCGTACCACTTGCCGACCTGGGATTCGGACACCCCAGCAGACAGGCACATGGCCGCTTCGAGGGCTCGCCCAGACTGGGCTTGATCCGCATCTTTGCGAACGCCGCCACGAGTCAGGGTTGGTCGCTGGGCACGGAGGACTTCGAGTTCGGTTTGGTTGGTATCCCACCCCTCGGCGATGGCACTCGCTTCGATTTCGTCATGCTTGCCCGCGCAGATGCGTCGGACCGCCGCGATGCGGGTGGTCTCGGCAGCTGTCTCGGCCCGGATGCGGGCGATGACATCCGTGTCATCACCCGCGTGGGCATCAGCGTCTTTGGCATCCTTGCCCGACGGCTGGGTCTGCTCAGAATCGAACATGGCCTGAAGATTGGTTGTCTGTGTTTCTGTGAGCGTCTCGGTATCGAATCCCTTTGCCTCGAGCCATTGAGTGAATTTCATGTCGTCCTCCTTGACGATGTGTGATTGATTTGTGCGTGAAGCCGCGACGCTGGCACTGGTGTTGTCATCCGCGCCGAGTGCAACGAAACTGACTTCGCCGAGCATTGATTTGCGTGCGATATGAACCGGCCCGGCGAACTCTCGTCCGTTAGCCATTGCTTTCTTGCCCATGGGCACGAACTCCATCTGTCCGGACACTGCACCAAGCGATGCCTGCCAGGGGAATCCGTTTCGGCTGCTCTCGACGATCTCTTGTGCGACCGCCCCGGCACCCGAGATCACACCCGCAACAAGCAGCTGGTTGCCCTCGATTCGGATCGATTCGGTGTGTCCCACGATCAGCGATCGGTTGTGATCCTTGAGGATCGGTCGGCTCTTGATGCTCCCGCCCGCGATCTCCATCCCGGCCATATCCACGACGACCGGGTGCGACCAGCCGTTGAGCGTCATTGGCCCGCCGGTGTAGGCGATCATCGAGAATCGACGCAGTGCTGGTGTGTTGTCATCACCGGATGCAGACGACTCGATCCAGTTCTCGACGGGTGCAGACAGAATCAGTTGGCGATCATGCGGCATGAGCGGTCTCCTTGGTGGTGGGCGTGAGCGGCGACGCCTGGGCCTCGCTGAGCCCGAGTTCCTGCATCAACGCGATCTCCTTGGCCCGTTGGCGGAGCTCGGTTTCCCAGTCGCGTCCCTGCCGGGCGTATTCGTTGGCCAGCGTCGTGGTGTGTGAGGACAACCGGGTCGCCTGCGCATTGGCTTCCTTGGCGGGATCGACATGCTCAGTCCCGTCCCAGAACCACTGGTGTGCGACCACGCCACCGGATGCGATATTCGTGCGCATCCTCAATGGCATCAGGTCAGAAACGAGTACAGCCTCATCGAGCCACGCTGAGAGAATGCGATCGAGCACGGAACATGCAAAGTGATCTTGCTCGACACGGATGCTCTTGAAGTAAGTCTGGTGGTCTAGGCGGCCCGATGCGTAGTTGTACCCGCTGCTGTTGCCCGCGGCGATGTTGAAGGGCATGTTCAGGCAGCGTGCGATCTCGGTCAAAATCTCGCGTTTGAACTCCGCGTAAGTGGTTGCGGGTTGTTCAGCATGAAGCTGAGACATCTTCCAGCCGCCCGGCATTGTGAGCAACGAACGAGCTTCGAGTTCGATCGCATCCATCGGCTCGACGGCGTCCGCCTCGCCGTTGGCGGGTGTGTCGGTGTAGAGGATGCCCGCAAAGTCCGCCGCCGTTTCGGCTGCACCGAGCACGGCCAGCGTGAATCGACGCAGCTGTGCAAACAGTGGCAACGCAGGCGTGATATCCGGAATCCCCCGGCTCTGGCCTGCTCGGTCAGCCCGGAAGTAGTGAATAACAGACTCAGCGGGCACACGGTCGTATTCGAGCCCAAGGAACCCGGTACGAGCATCGCCCGGATGCCCCTTGAGCATGTGATACTCGACCGGGTTGCCAAATGAATCGAACACGATCCCATCGACCGCGCCATCTTCAAGGATCGACAGATCGGGTGTCGTCACCTGATCCGCTTCGATCAGCCGAAGGTCGAGTTTGATCGGGGATCGAAGATTCGGATTGCTGGTGAGGACGACGAACATCTCGCCATCGGTCGCGCGGGCCATCCGCATGGTGCGGAGCTTCTCGGGCAGCCCAATCTCCTTGCTCCATGCGGCGAAGGCCTGTTCGAGCCGGGCGTTGCCGATCTCGTCATCGGTGAGCATTTGCAGACGGGGACCGGTGCCGACCACATCGTTGGCGAGCGTGAGCACGATGCCCTTGGCATAGGCGTTGTTGGCGGTTTCGTAGCGGGCACGGTTCCGCAAGATACGACGCACTTCGGGCGAGGCGGCAGCGTCGGCGCTGAGCCCATCGGCGTGCATCCAGTGACGGCGATTGCCATCGTTGGTCGCGGCTGAATCAAACCCGGCCCGAATCATCCGACGAATGACTCCACCCTTGACCGTGGGCGTTGGTGAGCCCGCCGATTGCTTCGTCGCTTTGTTGCCAAATACCCAACGCATCAGCAGCCCCCCGCGCCGGGAGGCACCAGCCGAGTGAACCGGACGGCCTTCACCGGGTTCGAGGCGACTTCTTTGCTTGAGATATACCGATCGGCCTCGACCACATCCTTGAGCGAGTGCTGTTCAACACTCCCCGCATCACCCTGCGCCCGCTTGGGGCCAGCAGCGTTGTCACGAATCGCCTGTTCAAGATTGCTCGATGCCTCTGGCATGATGACTCCCACACGACACCGGCCGTGTCTACGAGTCATCTACGCGATCACGCATCAAAGTGGCGGATGCCTAGGGATGCAAAACACCCTCTACTCCGAAGAGCCGGTTTCCCCCAATCGATACCCTTCGGCCACTGCCTGTTCGAGGCGTTCGATCTCGCCATCAGTGAGCAACTCAAAGTGCGACTCCCGTTTGCGCCGAGACAGCGTGCCGCTGTTCTGAAGGCAGAATCGGATAAACTGATCGATCTTTCGATCCGGCATATCGACAATGTCTTGGATAGCCCGCTTGGTCTGGTCGTATTTGGCGAGGAACGAGAGTTCTTCAACAAGCTCCGTGTTGATGGTGTGTTCAATAAACCTGAACAATGCTTCGGTTTGCGGGGTCAAATCGATGTACGCATACCACTTCGCAGTGTCATTCTCAATAGTCATGCGGCCATCATCAGCAAGCGAATACTCGATTAAGGGCATCAGTGGACGCGAGAACGCCTCCAATGATGCGTCGTAATCGCCCGCATGCTTGAGCATTGAAGCAGAAATCGGAAACATAATACCTTCGGGCGTAAAGCCACGGCAGGCAAGTATGTTGTGGATCAGGAAGCGATGGATACGCCCATTGCCATCCTCGAACGGATGGAGGAAAACAAAGCCGTAGGCAATCGCAGCCGCATGAATCACCGGCGGAACCTCACCCCCACCCATCTTCGTATGTGCTGCGATCAGCCCACCCATGAGCGATGCCAAATCTTCAGGCTTTGGACATGCGTAATGGATCTTCTCCCGCTGCCACGCCACACTCTCCCCGACATAGTTCTGCACCGTGCGATAATCCGTATCCATGAATCGTGGATCGACGACCCTGTTCTGCAAATCGATCAGGCGTGCTTTCTCACAGAAATCATCTTTTTCCGCGAGCTGGAGCATTGCGATGAATCGTTCCGTTCGAGTCGAGTTTGGCGTGATGTGCTCGATCTCAAATGAGGACTTTGTTTCCTTCGTGTAGAGGTAGCTCAATGCCCGCTTGAGTAGTTCGGGCGGATAGTCCGAAACCACCGCTTTGCACCGCTCAGAGAGATCCGCCTCTTCAAAGCCCTGAAGGGTTTCTGTCCGTCGAATCGTCGGGCAGAACTCGGCGGTGCCCAGCAAGTTGTTGTTGATCTTCTGCCTTCGAATCTGCTGAGGCGTGCTGGTCGTAAAGTACTGCTCTGAATCTAGCAGGTCAACATAGTTTCCTTGCGTCATGTCTGCCAACGGCAACAGCTCACCGGTCAGCATCTCATAGAAGTACCAAATCCGGCGTGCATACTTCCCGGTCGGCTTCGAACGGACAAACCGAACGATCTCATCAGCACCGATCGCTGGTAGGAGTACTGCGAGCAACCCAAGATTCGTGCCATCATATTTCAGTGCAAACTCGAGGTGCTCGCTTGGGCTTTCGCCTGGCCAGTACTGCGATGGGTAGATGTCCACGACCTCCCCCGTAGTCGAGTCTGTTCGGCGCACACTGCCTGTACTCACCAAAGACCGGTGCCAGTTGGGCATAGCGGAAAGGCCATACCGCTCAAGAAGGTCGGTGTACCCGGCAGCTCGGTTTGTCGGAAATCCTTGTTCCATTTTGGCTCCTGACGGTAAAACGAGTATACCAGTCGCAAAACTGTTACAACTTCGCACTGTATCGCCAATACTATTACGCCGACGCCTCAAAATGTATATTTCGGCCAATTTATGAGTATATTTGGCACTGTTCTCGCTAAAACGAGTACGAATCGCCCCGTGTGAAGACCCGTTCGGGTGAAATCAGGTGCCTCGCAGGCGATTTGCACGCACATCTGACAACTTCACACGATGCTTCGGACAGGGCTTTTGATCCGTCCCATAGAGAATCGCCCCCTGCATCGACGCCGCCACGGCCGCACCGACCACGCAATCGAGCCAGTGGTTGTCGAGCCCGGGCTGGCGGATTTTCCATTCATCGACGGTTCGACCTCGGCCTTCGGTCTTGACGCGGTACTCGGCCGTCAGGTGCTCGGCTATGAGCCGATGCGCATCTGGTTTCCGGCCGAACAGCGCCAGGCATCCGGGGTCTCCCATCGGCACCGCCAGCCGGGCGTGGACGAACGACTTCCAGAAGTTGGTGTCGAACACCACATGCCGAACTGAGCGTTTGCCCGCGACATTGGGAATCCGCCAGTTGTGCCCAACGCGATCACCTCGTTTGCGTTTGTACTCGCTGAACGGGATACTGCTCGCGCCGACATATCGCCCGTGACTCGGCAACAACACATTGGCAAACTTGCTCTGCCTGCAGAACTGGTAGACAACATCCGTCGATGCGCCCCAGTTGGCATCGATGAGGCAGCGGTCAATGCGCACCATCGCCCCGTCGTCGCGTCGCCATTCCTTGGTGAGCATCGCGTTGGTCAGCCGTTCAAGCCCGGCGTAGATCGCGCCTTCTTGCCCGGCTCGCGGGGCCGCTGTCAAGAGCGTCCGCCGCATCTCGCGGAGGGTGAAGTAGGCCTGCTTTTGGTCTGGCTCGGTGCCGTAGTCGATGATGTACCCGGTGAAATCGTCCGCCCACGCCGCGATGAGCCAGAAGAGTGCCTTGCCCTGCACATCGATGAACATCGTCAGGTGCGAGCAGCCGATCGGGACCTCGCCTCGCTTCATGCCACTGGTCTTGGCTGCGATCTGCTCGGCCGTGAGCAACTCATCGTCCGGCTCGTTCTCGGGAAGCGGCTCGTTCTGATACTCCGCCCAGAACGCGGCTTCGTTCTGGTACTTGAGGTTCATCGCGTGCTGGATGGCGGAGAGTTCGTCGTGGTTGTAGCGAGCGGGCCAGGCGATCACCGCCCCTTCGTCCATCGCGGCTTGATGCTCGCGATAGAACTTGGTGGCCGCTTTGATCCCCGCATCATTCCGCAAGCCCTCGGCTCGAATCTCGGCGTACTTCGCCCACAACGCTTCATCTGACGGGAACGCGTACACCATCTTCGTCCGCTCGCCCTGCCATTGCGGATGCACATCACGATCGAGCAACCGATCAGCCATGTCATCGGGCCGCACAACGGTGATGGTCATCAACCCCGCGATTTTCTTGCCAGGCCCGCCAAGTCCGAGGATTGCCCCCGCCAGAATCCGTTCGCGCGTCGCGCACTGCGATGGCGACCGCGCCGACTCGTCCGTCTGCGGATCGTCGATGAGCACCAGCGATGGGCGGACTGATTGCCCGTCGGGCCGTTTGTGCTTCATGCCTCGGATGCGTCCAGTGATCCCAGCCACACGGATGATCGCACCCGATGCCTTCGAGCCAGGCATCGTTGGCAGCACGATCTCCTTGGCTGTCCACCCGATATGCGTCTGCGTGCCCTGATACAGCTGCCCACTGGCTCGTTGGTGGATGCCTTCGAGTTGCTGGATCGGGTAGACCGCTTCAGGGAAATCCTCAAGCAGGAGATCGTTGTTCTCGAGTTCGGCCTTGATCGAATCGAGCATGTTGGCCGCGTGATCCTCATCGGCACCGATCAATGTGACAAACTCCCTCGCACCAATCAGGATCGCCCACAGGCACGCAATCTCGCACAGCGTGGTTTTGCCTGATCCACGAGGCATCGCCATCGCAAACAACCCGCCTTCGAGCACCGCCTGCTCGATCTTGGCGATCACCTTGAGGTGGTCGTCCGACCACGCCATCGTGAAGGTCTGCTTGAAGTAGGTCTCGCAGAACAGCCGGAAGGAGCCCTCGCACTTGCGACGCCGATCCGGATCGACCACTTCGGGCAGTTCGCCGATGTCCCGTCCCGAGAGCGACTGGGCCTTGCTCCGTGCCAGTGCTCGCTCGCGCTGGGCGTCGTAGCCGGTCAATCCATCGGCTTCGGGCTTGGGCTTGTGGCGCTCGTTCACAAGCCACGCGACATAGCGCAGCAGATCAACCCGCTGCGGATCGTTGCTCGCCGCGATGCGTAGCCCCGCCCGCGTGCGATGCCGACGCAGCTGCCGCTCGCCGATGACTTCACCGATCGGCGTCGAGTTGAGCAACTGACACAACTCACTGGGCCTGAGTTGACGCGGATCAATCGCCAACGGCTCCTCCTCCCGTTGCCATCTCGCGCACCAGCCATGCGGCGTAGTGCACCAAGTTGATCGTCCCGTCGGCGTTCGTCGGCGCGTTCGCTTCGATGTCCTTGCGGATCTGCGCTTCGGAAATGCGCACACCGCCCGCCTTGGTGAGCAGTTTGGCCGCATCCTCGACCGTCATCGCGGCCGGGTTCAACCGGGGCGTTCCATCGGAACTAGGCGCGTGTTCGGGAGTCATCTTGCGCCTCCTGGCATGACTTGCCCACATGTCGCCCAGAGTTTGCCAGAATCTCGAAAACATCTGCAAATAAAGGCCCATTGGCCTTCCATTCTGGTCGTTTTCATGGCTTCATGTGACCAACGCGAGGCGAATGGACGCCCGCCACGGAACAGAAATCCAGCACGGAGAACCAAACCATGACGACCAACGACCACACCCCGACCAGCGAACACCCCGAACTTGTCCCGCCATGCTTCGCTTGCCCGAAATGTGGCCAACGCGAGATGGACAACCTGATCTGCGACGACGACGGCGAAAGCGTCGCATGCCAATCCTGTGGAACGAGCTACATCGTCACACAAATCGACCAAGGTCAGGATTATGTTCCGCCGCGAAGCCTGATCAACGATGACATCCGTGAGATCGCTTCGCTCCAACGCCAGATCGCCGACCTGCTCAACGCGGCCGGGGCCAAGTACACCGAGCTCAACATGGCGATGGGCAAGAAAGCCAACGAACTCGAACGCCTTGTGACGCGAGGGAGCGATCGGAACGCCGCCAATGAAATGGCCGCCGCGTTCACCGAGTTCAGGGTGAACACGGGCGAGCTCAACAGCCGCCTGATCGACGCCATCGAACGCCGGGGTCACGAGGTGTTCCCGACCCAATACGAACCAATCCGCTCCAAGTGGGCGATCATCGAGAACCGCGCGTAAACGGTTCGCACATTCACCACGAAAGGAAAAATCATGACAACGAAATCCACGAAGAAGACCACGACCAAGAAAGCAACCTCCAAAGGGACGCCGAAGAAGATCCCGGCAAAGAAGCCCGCACGGGCCAACACGCCCGCGACTGTCGCCAATGCCAAGCCCAAGGCGACCACGAAGGCCAAACCCGCCACGAACGCGACACGGTCTAACGACGCGGCCAAGCCCAAACGCGTATCCGGGCTCGACCTGGCCGCCAAGGTCCTCGTCGATGCGAAGGAACCGTTGCAAGCCAAGGCCATCGCAGAACGGGCCATCGCCGCAGGCTGGAAAACCACCGGCAAGACCCCCCACGCCACGCTCTACGCCTCGATGATCCGTGAGATCGCCAAGAAGGGGAAGGACGCGCGGTTCGTCAAGACCGATCGCGGGCTCTTCGCTGCGAACAAATAGACGGATCATCCTCCGCCCCCTTCTTCAGCCTCGGCATTCACCGGGGCTGTTTCTCCGGCGTCAGCGTTCGATGCAATCCGCTCCGCCTTCTTGCCGGTGAACTCCTCCCAACGCTGAACAATCACATCGCAGTACGCCGGATCGATCTCCATCAAGTAGGCGTGCCGATCCGTCTGCTCGCAGGCGATCAGCGTCGAACCGCTGCCGCCGAAGAGGTCGAGGACGCGTTCACTCGGGCGCGATGAGTACTGAATCGCTTTCACCGCCAACTCGACGGGCTTCTCGGTCAGATGCACCATGCTCTGCGGGTTGACCTTCTTGACATGCCAGAGATCCGTGGCGTTGTTGGGGCCGAAGAACTTGTGGCCTGCGTCTTTGCGCCAGCCGTAGAAGCAGATCTCAAACGCGGACATGAAGTCCTTGCGGCCAAGCACCGGGTGCTGCTTGTCCCACACGATCCCCTGGCTGAAGTACAGCTCGCAGGCCTTGAGCGGCGATGGGTAGTTTCCGAGATTGGCATACCCACCCCAGATGTAGAACGATCCGCCCGGCTTGAGCACGCGGGCTATGTTGCCGAACCACGCCAGCAGCATCTTCTCGAACGCTTCATCGCTCATGAAGTCGTTGGCGAGCGGTCGGTCCTTGGCTCGCATCTTCTTGTGCGTTGCCTTCGATTTGTTCGGATGGCGAGCCAGATCACGCTCTTGCATATGCGTGGTCGCTTGCGTTGCCGAGGCGGGGAAGCTGGAGATCCCCGTGACGATCGCGTTGTTTGATCTCGGCTCAACATTGACATTGTACGGCGGATCGGTGTTCACCATGTCGATGGTGTTGCCATCGAGTAGCCGATCCAGATCGGCCTCGCTCGATGAGTCACCACACAACAGCCGATGGTTTCCGAGCACCCACAGATCGCCGGGCTGGGTAATCGGATCATCCGGCGGCTCGGGCACATCATCGGGATCGGTCAACCCTTCAGCCACGCCCTCTTCACCTGCCATGATCCGAGCCAGATCATCGGCATCGAATCCCAGCAACGACCAATCAACCCCCGCCTCTTGCAACTCGGCGATCTCGAGTGGCAACAGCTCCATGTCCCATGTCGCCAACTCGCCGGTCTTATTGTCGGCGATGCGGTACGCCCGAATCTGCTCCGGCGTCAGGTCCGTCGCCACATGCACCGGCACCCGCTTGAGCTCAAGCATCTGGGCGGCTTTGAACCGCGTATGCCCGCAGACGATGATGCCCTGCTCATCAACCACGATCGGCTGGCGGAACCCAAACTGCCGAATCGACTCAGCGACGGCCACAACCGCGTCGTCGTTGAGGCGTGGGTTGTTCTCGTAAGGGGTGATTTCAGTGATGTTCTTCTGGACAATTTTCATGGCATGTGCCTCCGTGCCTTGGGATGAGTGAACCAAGGCCAACCGTGGCCCCGGATTGGTGTGCTGGTTGGTTCGTTGGCCGCCCCGACGGCGTACCTCGTTGGCCCGTGTGGCCGAGGGGCGGGGAATCCGACGGGGGTGGTGCCAAGGGGGGCCGGTCCGCCACACGGCCAACCCTCGTGGCCCCATTGCGGAGTCCCCAATGCGGACCGGACAGGCGAAAGAAAGTCTGTCCCCAACGGGTGCTGTTCCCGCGGGCGTCACCAGCAAGGATTCGCCCGGGAGTACCTAATCGATCCCGATCCGATGCCATGCGAAGAAGAATGCCGGAGTGAGCGCAGTTGAGAGAGGAATGAGTGAGAGAGAATAATAAATAATTCAATCTTTCAATACCTCCCTTTATGCACCTTCCCCACCTCTTATAGACCCCTAGAAACAGGTCTTGAAAGATTGAAAGATCTCCATCACACCAGCGCATAGGTCACCCCCGGCTTGGTGGCCGTCTTCTCGATGACCTGCTCCAACTGCCCTGTTTCCAAGAGGTTGTCGATGACCTCCTGCCGTTCTCGCTGCGTGAGCCACTGCGTCTTTCGGCACAGCACTGAACGCGAGATCGTTCCACCCGCGCGGCGCACGATGCGCAACACGCGCTTCTGCCGCGCGTCGAAGTTGCCCTCGGCCACCCATTCGTGTGCGACATGCAGCATGCGCCGGGTCAGGTATTCCGACACATCGCACGCCCACTCGGCTGCAGCTTTGTCAATGACTGGCTGCTCGTGGTTTACCGAGCACGCATGGATCAGCGCCAACCTGCACGCCTTCTCCTCGGCCCGCGCCCACAACGATCGCCCGTTCTGATCTCTGGCCAGCTCGCGATCGACAAGTTCCGCCAAGGCGTCGAACACCAATCCCGCTTCCTTATTCGCTGGCACGACGAGGGGTTCAGGATGCTCGCTGCGCAGGTTGCCACCGGGCCTGAACTCTCCCCACCAGCGAGCGGTATCGACGATCTCCTCGGGCACGGGTGTCGCCTTGACACGCTGCCGTGGAGGCGTTGAATCGGTTTCGAATACCAAGAGCCGAGCGATGAACCCGTCGCTGAGACTATCGGCGGTGAGCGAGGCGAAGAAGTGCTCGGGAACGGTTGTGCCGTAGACGCTGACGCATGGCTGGTTGATGACCTTGTTCCGCTTCTTGTCGGCGTAGGCCTTGCCACGGAAGATCGTGTCGGCGCTTGAGTAAAGCTTCATCAGAGCCGTGAGCACATTGAACAGGTGCGGTGCTTTTTTGGGATCGCCGATCGTTCGCAGGAATCGCCCGAACTCGTCGATCTGGAAAAGAATCGCCGGCTCGGCCTCGACCGCCGACACCAGCCCGGCGTCAGACGCCAGGTCTTCGTTGCCCTCGTGCTCGACCAGACCAGCCGCGAAGAGGACATTCTTGTTGACCTTGCGTGCATGATCCTTGCCCGCCCCTGACGACGCGACGCCGACGCAGTAGAGATTCGTCCGGTTGCCCCGCTCGTCGCGCACCTTCCGCCCACAGAGCACGGCTTGGAGACAGATCCCCGCCGCAAGCGCCAGCACGGGCTGGGCCCGGGTCGCTGTGGCAAGGTTGAACGCCATTATTTCATCAATGAACCCCGGTACACGCAACAGATGATCCGGAAAGGGGCCGGGATCTGGTGGGCGCTCAGACTTGGGTTCGGGCTCGACTGTACCTGACAACGGCACGAACTCGGACAGATCAACATCCGGCCCGATCGGCGATTTGGCATCTCGGAGCCAACCCAGCGGCCGATCATGTGGCTTGCTCGCGGCATCCTCGACCTTGTGCTGAAGTTCCTTCTCCGACCACGGCGGGTCGCATCGGGGGTTGTAGCGATCGCGTAAGAGATCAAGTGCTGCCGCCGGTTCGAGCCCAAAGCCATGCACCATCGCCGTTGCCGCCGCGTAGGCCTGGCTGTGCCCGCCTGAGCCGGACACTGCTGGTGGGATGCGGTCGAGGTACGCCGCTGCCCGCGCCATGACGGCGTCGTCGTCAGCGAGTTGAACCGTTCGTACTTTCGCTGGCTTCGGCTCGCATCCGCGCTTGCGGATCACCGCCTCAGCCAGTGCTTGCACCGCCAATGTGAGCGCTTCGGGTTCAACACTTGCCGGATCGCCAGCGAGCGGGTCGTACACATCGCCAGATGGATGTGTGCTCGGGCCAACAACGGTCTGCGCTCCGGTACTTCGAATCTCCGCGATGATCTTCTTGGTGCCCGGAAAGGTGTGCTTCTTGGTCTTGGCCCCTTTGCAGATATACCACCAATGCGAGCATGGCGAGTTCGTTCGCCCGCTCTTTGCTTCGGTTGGTGGAAGATACTCAGAAGCCAGCTCGATCGCTTCGGGACAATCCAAATCGACATCCACCAACCACCCGCTGGGTTGTCCGAGCAGCAAGCCGATATTGCCCTCACCTGTGAAATTGCGAGGGAGTTCTGCTTCGCTCAGACGCAGCTTCGTCCACCCGCGAAGCCGCGGCCCCTTCTCCCCAGCAGGAAGCGGGAGCGGAGAAAAACCCCGAGCGAGATACCGCCTCGCAGCTTCGAGTAGATTGTTGGGTTGCTCAATCATGATCAAAATGGGATCTCGTCTGGGTCAAAGCCATACTCATTATGCACAGGAGCAACAGCAGACTTGCCACTGCACTCCCCGATCGCTGGTGGCTTGTGCCCAAGCTCGTGAGCCACAATCCGGTCATACTGATCCCCCGCCTTGCGCTCGACCGTGATCGCGTTCGTTTCGGCCACGGCTCCGGCCTGAGCGAGAGCAACCGCCTCCTCGACCGAATCTGGAACCGAATCATGCGATCGCATCCGCCACCATTGCTCGGCTTTATCCCGCGCATAGCCCTCGTGCTCGAAGCATACCCATTCGCGGAAATAGGTATTGAACCCAGACCGATACTCCACCCGCATCGTCGGTGGCGCACTCGGATCGCCCCGTTTGAAATGAATGTGGTAGGTCGTCTCGCTGACTGTGTAATCGTCGCGTGTCGTTTGACCTGAGAGAATCCCCTCCGTGCTGGCCTGTGCTTCATGCTTTGAGCCCTCGGGTTCGGGAAACTCGTGTCCGCAATATGGACATATCTGATAGCCCGCAGCGATCAACGCCTGACATTCGGGGCATTCTTTGGCGGGCGCTTCGCCCTCGCCCTTGTCCGGCGTTTCAACCTTGATCGCATCCACCGGTCCGTGCCGAAGCACATTGCCGCCAAAGTCCAGAACAAGGCAGTCATCCTTGCCCGGCGAGAGCCGAAACCCGCGCCCAACCATCTGGTAGTACAACCCCGGCGAGAGCGTCGGCCGAACGAGCGCGACACAATCAATATGGGGTGCATCGAAGCCCGTCGTCAGCACATTGACATTGCAGAGGTACTTGAGCTCGCCAGATAAGAATCGCCCCAGTATGGTGCTCCGAACGCCAGCGGGCGTATCCCCTGAAACAAACCCGCACTCGACCCCATGCCGAGACCGAATCACCTCGACAATGTGTTGCCCATGCTGGATTCCAGATGAGAAGATCAGCACCGCCTTGCGATCGCCGGTGTGCTCGATGATCTCATCGCAAGCGCCCTCGATAAGCGATTGCTTGTCCATCAGCTCCTCAACCTCGCTGGCGACAAACTCGCCAGCCCTGACATGAAGCCCACTGGTGTTAGCCTTCTGGAGCCCCGCCTTGGTCTTGAGCGCGGAGAGATACCCGTCGACGATCAGCTCACGCACGCCGATCTCATAGCACACCTCGTTGAGAATATTGTCGGGGCCGCAGATGGAGCCTGTCTTCATCCGAAACGGCGTCGCGGTCAACCCAACAACACGCACATGCGGATTGACGATCTTCGCATCCGCCAGGAACTGCCGATACATCCCCTCGCCCTCGGGCGGGATCAGATGCGCTTCGTCCACGATGATCAGATCCACTGATCCCAGATCGCACGCCTGACGATAAACCGACTGAATGCCCGCAATGGTGACGGCGTACCCAAGGTCTTTGCGCTTGAGCCCCGCCGAGTAGATGCCCATCGGTATTTCAGGCGCGATCAGCCGCAGCTTGTCGGCTGTTTGCTCGAGCAGTTCCTTGACATGAGCGAGGATCACCACCCGCCCTTCCCACAGCGACACCGCATCGCGGCAGATCGTTGCGATGACGGGTGTCTTGCCGCCGCCGGTCGGGATCACCACGCACGGGTTGTCATCCCGCGATCTCAAATGCTCGTAGATGGTGCTGACGGCATCTTGCTGGTACGGGCGGAGCTTCATGATTCGATCTCCTTCACCTGCACCATGACCTTGCCGCCGGGGGTGATCGGTCCACGCTCGACAAACAGACAATCGATCTGCCCGTCGTCGCGGTACACCCCGCCATCCTCAAGCGCATCGAGCAGGGCCTTCATAATGTTGTCAAGATCACGACGCCGGGCATCGGGCGGACACGCGAGAATACGAACCGCCAGCCGCCCTTCAAAACGATCGCCCTGCATAGGCGCGAGCAAATCGCATACTTCCTTGCGAAACCTCCGCCCCTCCCGGCTGATGATCGTTGCATCACCAACCCGCCTCCAGTAGTGATTCACCGAAGGCGGGTAGGGCAACTCGAATGAACGCACGCGGGGACTCACCGCTTCCACGGCGGCACCCCCCCAGCAACAGGTGCCGCCTGCGGGGTTGCACCAGCCATCGCCGATGCACCCTTCGTCTTGTACCCCTTAACCACATTGGCGATCTCGCCCGTGTCATCGCGCTTCTTGCATGCCACCTTCACCACGACCGGCAGGTTGTGCAGCTCGATGCTGTCCCTGGGCTGCAAGACATTGATCGCCCGGCAGAGCGCCGAAAGCGTGCTTCTAGCGATGGTCACCGTCTGCGAGTTGGTGTGCTTGAGCATCAGGCGATCCCACACCTTGCGCCCCTTCTGCGGGCCTTCGATCACTTCGATCTCAAGCTGGAGATACTCGCCGCTACCGTTCTTGGTCGGCTTCATCTCTGTCGCCACGATGACCGCGAGGTAATCGCCCGCGGGCAGAGGCTCGAAAGCCACATTGGGATCGACATCGTTCGCATTGAATCCGTTCAGGTTGGCCATGGGTTAGACTCCTTCTTGTTCTGGTGTTGATGTTGGTGATGATTCATCGCTCTGGGCGATGGATGTTTCTTGCTCGGTTTCTTGCTTGGTTTCTTGTTCACTCTGTGGTGCAGGCAGTTCCTCGCCTCGCACTAATGATGCAAAGACGCGGTAATCGAGCGGGAACTCCTCTGGCAGCGAGATTCGGCATTTGGCCACATGCGCCGGGCGCTCGGTCGAACGGATGATCCGCTCACCGGTACCGATACCTTGGTGCTTGGCCTTGTTGAAGCCCTCGTCGATCTTCCGGGTATGCACGCGGTAAGTAGCGAACAGAATCTCGTCGCACCATTCCTGCACCAACCCGCTCGCCAGTTTGTGCAGCCGAGGGCTGTACCGGTCATATGGATCGGTTTCGGGGTTGTCGAACCGTTCGATCTTCGCATGGGCAATCAGAATCACACCCATATCACGATCGCTGCGGAGTGCATCGAGCGCCCCGAGCACCGCACGCCATTTGTCGATAGCGAATGCGTATCCCTTGGCGTACCCGATGTCCTCGATTGACTCAACGCCTTTGTCGGCACACACCTCAGCCCAGATCAAGCGTTCGAGCCAATCAAGACTATCGATCACGACCGTTTTGTAGCAATGATCGTTGGTATAGAGCGCTTCGAGCGAAGCCATTAGTTGCCCAAGGCTTTGGGCGAGCGGGAACGACTCGCAGTCAATATCCGCTAGCCCATCCTCGGTCGGCACGAAGATCGGCGCATCGGCCATCGCCCCAAAGGTGGACTTGCCGATCCCGTGTGTGCCATAGAGCATCACGCGGCGAGGTTTGGGGTTCGGGCCCTTCTGAATCTGTTGCATCAAGCTCATGTGATCTCCGTTTTCTTGTGTTCGTTTGGATTGACCGTGATCGCTGGGCCAAATATCTCGGGCATACTCACCCTGGCCCAGACGCACCAACGGCTGGTGCGCTCGTTTACTTTGGTTCACAAGGCTGCCTCGGCAAGGGATTCGTTTGTAGGAGTCATTCCCGATCCAGAACCCGCGATCCACGACACTCCAAAGGTGCCCTCGCCGAACTCGCTCATGCAGAAGCCGACGAAGACACGGGCCACGGCGCAGCCAATCCGGGTGTGTGCATTGATCACCACAACACGCTTGTCCTTGTCGATCGCATAGCCCGCGTCGAGACGGATGGCCGACTCGCCATACAGGCACCCGATCGCGAGCACCGCCAGAAGCAGCGTTTCCTCAACGGCGTCCATATTGACTGGGATCGAAAATGTAAGCCGATAGACTGCTCGGCCATTGGTGGTGTGCTCAGTGTTCATCTGTAATCTCCTTGGGTCATCTACGCCAAAGCCAAATGAAGTGGCGGGACTCACAGGTACTCCTCGAGCCCTGCATCGTGGAACACCTCGCGGATTTTGACGATCGCATCTCGCAGCGTGCTCCGTGGCATGCCCAGTTCCCTCGCCACCGGCGTCACCGCATCTCGAAGCAGCAAATCACAAATCTCCCGCTGCTTGGGCGTCAGATTGCACAGCGCAACCTTGAGATCAACCTTGATGTCGATCAATCGCCCCACCCCATCGCCTAACGATGCCCGGTCAACTACTCGATCATCCGACGCATCGATCGACTCCACCGTGGCGCTGCGTTTCTGGGCTGACCGCTTCCGCAAGATGGAAATCAGCCGCGTGTTGACCACTTGGTTAATAAACGCCTCAATCGGCCCGCGCCGGGGATCAAACCCCGCCCACGCGTCGAGCAGCTGAAGCATCAACTCCCCCGCGATGTCCTCTTCCTCGCTGAGGCGGATCACCCCCCGCACACGAAGCGTCCGAACCTCCGACGCGATGACTTTTCTGGCAAACTCGATTGTTTTTGAATCAATATTCATTTTTCTGTTCTTTCTGTTTCTGCGCGCAGCCACCGCGCTGACGGTTGCGGCCGCGTTTACTGGTTTATTGAGAGATGGGTGTTATGAGGAGCTGATTGTGAAGACCGACCGGAGCCGGTCATCTCTGGTTTTCAGCATCGCTCAAATATCAGGCGGATTCGCCAAATGATGCTTCAATGGAATTGAACACCAAACGCATGAAGCGTTCATGAATCTGATCACCGTCGGAGGTGATCGATCTCTCACTCTGGAGGTATTGGTGGATGTAGACATGCGGGACTCCTTGAGTCAACACGGCTCTTCCGTGATGAACTTGAAGAAGTCTCGCAGCAAAGGGCTGCTCAATCAGTCCTGACTAGTCATGACTGGTCTAACAAATCTGCAGCCTGCTTGCCTTTGGGGGCTAGGAAATACCCCCCACGCAGTCCATGATGGCTCCCGTTGTCAAGGAATCCGGATTTAACAAGTCCACTCAGCGTGGTCTTGAACGATGTATTCCCCTCATACCCTGCCCATTGAGCAACCGTATTGGTGGTCGGTAGTTCGTCAACATCAATCCCAAATATCTTCTTTTCACCGACCGCAATGATGATGTGGCGTTCCTTCTCGTTGAGCAAATTCATCTGTGATTTGAGATCTGCTTCACCTTGGCCTGAACATACGCCTGTTTTGCCAGCGCCAGCGTCGGGAGCAAGATGAACGACGAACTCATCCCAGGCGGGGAGCCGTTCCCATGTTCCGTTTTCCTCAATGAGCACATCATCGATCGGAACCAGATGAACCCCATCTTTCAGCAAGGATTCCATGCTCGAACTTGGCCAGTATGCGCGGGTCGGCGTCAATAGCATCGCCGGAGATTGAATCGAAGGCAGCCCATCAAGGATCTGACGAACAAGTTGATCCTGTCTGTCTGCCACCAACAGCCACACATCAATCGGCACCGCCGGGTTGGCCCGCCACTGACCGATATGCATCAGCCCTGGAAAAGTCGCCTCAATTACTCTGCTTGGCGAAAGCCCAATTGTCTCACCCAGCTTCTTACGCAGTTGTTTGGCATCCGGCCGATACAACACCCGGTCAGCGTGTGTCAACTCTACCGATGGCGATAACTCATCATCACAAACTGCAACCGCACGCCCGTTGCCATGATCTACAATGCGCATCGCTGGCTTGCCCGGCTGTGACCATCGCCGGGCAAACTGACCAGTCGGCATGAGAATGGGCTCAATCGCACCAAACCCACCCCCCGCCTCGCGTTTCCAGTCGGCCAGCGTCGCCCCGACGGATGCGTACAACTCAAGACATCGTAAAGAGCGATTCTGTGCAAGCATTGAGCGACTCCGTCCTTGGCAAAAGCAATCCACGCTGTTCAATAAACTCCTCGATCTCATCAGCCAGATCGTCATGCTCATAGATCGCTGTGATCGGCGGGATTATGATCACGGACCGCTCCCGTTTCTCATTGACCATCTTGAACTTGAACTGCGCCCGACGGAGTATTGCTGCCGGATCAATCCGCCCGCCAGTCAACTCAAGAGCTGTAAACGCATCATCAGGCCCAAGCCGAACGCGGACATGGTCGCGGCTCGGATGCTCCAGATCCAGCACGCACAGGCTCACATACTCAATGGATGCGAACTCGGCAGCTGAAAGAACCACTCGTTCCTGATCCCGTATTGGCTCAAGCGTGTAGCGAACCGGTGTGTCAATCGCATCGAAGAGAAAATCGTTCTGAAAGAGGTGCCGACCGATGAGCCTGCAATACGCGAGCGCATCGCCCTTCGCGCGTGCATTGACCAACAGATCTCCATGTTGCGTATCGTAGCGAACCACATCATAAAGCTCCGGCCGAAGAATCAAACGACGCGTCGCGTCATCATCATCGATGACAGCTTGGCTACGAAGCGTGTCGCCACGACGAATCATGAGCCGAAAGCCCGTCGGCTCTCGATAGAAATGAACACGGGTGCCGGTGCCTCGTTTTCGATTCTGAAAATCCTTTGCCAATGCGGCCTCAAATACTCCAACACGACGCTCAACGCCATCTGGAACATCCGGAATATCTTCGCTCGTGGCCATGTAGCGCGAGATTTTTCTCGGCTTGAGCGATGCAACTTCCAATCGTACTTCTTCGAGTAGTTGCGGTGCCTTGAGATACAACCGTACCGCCAGATCAACACCTGTCACATTGCCAGGGAGTCTCAGCTTTGCGCTCTTGGCACAATCAAGCAGTCGGTCAAACAGCGCTGGTCTGGACATCTCATCGATAAGGTTCTGAAGTTCAGGAAGCCCCGGCGGAAGACCCGAACCATCCATCAATGCCATCGAGAGTTTGTCCACTGTGCTCTCGTCAAGATTGCTCGCATTTCGTAGATCAATCCCTGATGTCTCAAGCCAATCTTTGTACGGCTTGAGAAGGCGTATAAGAAGGTCAGGTTCGATACTTTTGAGGATGGTCGGCTTAGCAAATCTCGGACGAAAGACACTGGGCATATATATTGCTCCTATTTGGCCGTGCGTAGATACCGCATCCGGCCTCAGAGAGCATACCCAAATATCACCCAAGTATCGGGCCGAAGCCCCTAACCGACAGGAAATCCGCCGAATTCGGGCTTTGAAGTAATCTTTTGCTCAAAATGCCGATCGGAAGGTCATTTTGCTCTCTCATGAATGGCCTGAAACATACCTCGCTGCAACGCCCAATCCGGCTCGCCAGCGATCTCCCGTACCAGCCGCTCCGATACCGCCTCTCGCTCGCCAGACACAAGCGGGTGGAACAAAATCGCCTCTTGGATATCTGGAGCCAGATTGAGCATGTTCACGATCTGGCTCATACGGGCGCTCGTCACCTGCCCGAGTTCCGCGAGTTCCGCGAAGGTGTCCACCTCGCCACTTTGAACAAGATCCTCGAAACGGATCGCCAACGCCATCAGCCGGGCAATCCGGGGAACGCGGCCGGGTGCGACAGGAACGGGCTCTGGCTCTTCGCCAGAATGCATGGTGCGTTTGCCGTGAAGGCCGGTTGTAAAGTGCACTTTGAAGTCAAGCTTGATCCCGTCACTCATGCGGCCACCTCCTCGCATGCCTGCTGCCCGATTGATTTCAATCCAAGCGGATGGAAGGTAATCGAAACATCCCCCTTCGTCGCGTCGTAATCCACCCGTTGGATCAGCATGCGGATCAGCTTCGCCTGCTCTTTGGACGATAAGCTTGACCACACGCCATCGAACTTGCCGAGTGCGGCATCTACTTCTTCTTTGGTAATCACACCATCACAGGCCTCATCAATCTGGTGTTGTAAGGCGGCCGTTTGTTCCTCGGCCACACGCACTTTCTCGTTGATATCCGCAAGCCGAGCCGACGCATGAGGGTTTGAATCGGCGTCGCCAGCCGCTTGGGACAGTTCGCGGCCCAGACGGGCCAGGTCGCGCTCTACGCCGCTCAGTTCATTTTCGGCGGCCAGCCGTTGTGATTCCATCTGCTCGCGGCACTTGGCCAGCGTCAGCGATCGCAACGCCGGATCGCTCCCGATGCGACGGATCTGATCCACCACGAACGATTCGATCTGATCCGCGGGCAATGAGCCAGACGGGCACGCATCCCATCCTTGCTTCTGGGCTCGATAACAGACATAGTACCGATAGACCCTTTTTTTGTTTTTACTTGTTGAGGTATGCCCCATCACCGAGTTGCAAGGCGCACAGTTCAACAGCCCGCCAAGCAGCGAACCATGCTTCGTTTGTACGAGCGTCCCTCCCCGATAGCCGTTGTGACGAAGCACCTTGTGAACCTTTGTCCACAGATCATCATCAACAATCGCATCATGCTCGCCCTCGTATACCTCGTCCTTGTACCGCACACGACCACGGAAAAGTAGATTGTTGAGAATCTTCTGAACAGCTGCCTTGTCCCATTCCCGCCCGCCGTAGGTCATGCCCGTTGATGCCCGAACAAACTTTGTCCGCTCACCGCATGCATTGAGCTCTTGGCTCACATGGAGCAGCGATCGCTTCTCAAGATACATTCGGAAGATATCACGGACGAGCTTGGCCTCCTTTGTATTGATCACAAGCTTCTTGGTCACCGGGTCGGCATCGTACCCGAGCACCAATCGACCGCTGGGCCGCTTGCCCTTCCGCCGGGCAGCGGCAATCTTATCGCGGGTGCGTTCGCTGATAATCTCCCGCTCGAACTGGGCGAACGAGAGCAGGATATTGAGCGTCAACCGCCCCATCGATTGCGTCGTATTGAACTGCTGCGTCACCGAGACAAACGAAACCTTCTTTTCCTCAAAGGTCACCATCATCCGTGCGAAGTCCATCAACGATCGGCTCATCCGATCCACTTTGTAGACGATCACGCAGTCTACCTTTCCTGCCTCGATATCCTCCATCAGCCGCTTGAGCGCCGGGCGTTCCATATTCCCGCCCGTGAACCCGCCGTCGTCGTACCGGTCGGGGATGCATACCCATCCCTCACCTTTCTGGCTTGCGATGTACGCCTCGCCGCTGTCTCTCTGCGCATCGAGCGTGTTGTATTCTTGCTCAAGCCCTTCCGATGTACTCTTGCGGGTATAGATCGCACATCTCACTGATGGCGTTTTCTTTATCGCGTTTCGCTTGCTCATGATTTGGCTCCCGATCGTTTCTTACCCTTCGACGACGGCAGGCCAAAGAAGCTCACGCCGTTCCAATGTGCCCCGGTCACCTTCTCTGCGATGGCTGTCAGCGAGCGATACACCTCGCCGTCGTATTCAAACCCGCGAGGCAATACCCGAACCACGATCGCTCGCCCTTTATACTCCCGCCGAAGCACAGAGCCCGGCTTGGGAAACGATTCCGGTCGCCCAGCATCAAACGCCGCCGTGACAACCGTGCCTGCAACCGGGTTCCGTGATCGCGGTGCTGTCAATCGAATCTCCGCATCGTTGGCCAACTCAATCGCCCGTCGCCGTGCTCGCTCCGAGAGGTCGCCCTCCCGCAACGCCTGCGTACGCCAGACGATCCGCTTGATCAAATGCTGCTTGGATTTCGTCCGTGTCGGCTCGCCAAACACCTCGGCGTACCGCTGCCTCAACTGCGGAACCGCCATCACTCGCAATGCTTTGACCAGTTTGGTGATGTTTTCATCCATAGAAACTCTCCGTTTCGCGGCTCGCTAGCCGCGTCCTTCATCAGGGCGAGCCGGTTGGGAAAGTTCAAGTCCATCTTCTGATCTTTCTGGATCATGCGTAAGGTCGCCCCGCCGGCGAGCATCTTCGCGCTGCCGCTCAATACCGCGAGCCAGTATGGATGCGATGGCCATCAGCCGCTGAGTCGGCGCGAGATCATCGCGCTCGATGGGTGGATCGAGTCGGTCGTGCATGTTTGGTTCCGTGAGGAAGAGTGCGTATCGAGCCCCGAGCTGGTACAGGCTGTCAATCATCATTTACGCAAACGGATCGAATGGTGGCGAACTGATGAGGCTGATTTGATCACCCGTCCATCTCGCCCTCAAATGTCTGATAATTGCGAGTAATCCCCCAGCAACGCAGGGCAATACTCCTTCCAATGGAGATTTGTGCAAATTCCCCATCAAGCCCTTGACAGAATCTATTACACGATGTAGTGTATTAGC